TGATAAAGATTCAACCAACTCAATGTTGGAAATTATTCGTTATCATGACAAAGACCAGGATATTCTATTTGTTCCTCAAAGAAACAACATAGTCATAGATAGAGCACCAAATCCATTGGGTGAGGTTCTTATTCGTGTAATCCAACGACCATCACTTGACTCTGAATCAAGAGGACAGTTTGACGATGTACTAGCAATTCAAGTTGCCAAGGCTCGTTATGCACTACTTTCGCTTGAGGCTGCAACTAAAGCAGTTCAAGCACCACTCGTAGCCCCTAGAGATGTAAGTGAGATAGCCCTTGGACCAGACGCTGTTATTAGAACTGAACGACCTTCAGATGTTCGTAGATTATCTATTGACATACCACCAGGTGCTTTTGCTCAACAGCAAGTACTTGAAGGAGAACTTCGTTTAGGAAGTCGTTACCCTGAGTCACGCACAGGAAACATTGATTCTTCAATCGTTACAGGTCGTGGTGTACAGGCTCTTATGGGTGGATTTGATACACAAATCAAAACAGCCCATGCAATGTTTGCTCGTTCCTTTGTTGAGTTAATTGGACTTGCATTAAAGGTAGACGAAAAAGTTTTTGGCGATATGGAAAAGAATCTACGCGGTGTACGCAATGGAGTTCCATACGCAATTAAATACAAGCCAAGTCGTGATATTGATAAAGACTACACAGTAGATGTTCAATATGGACTTATGGCAGGACTTGACCCAAACCGTGCATTAGTGTTCGGCTTACAGGCTCGTGGAGATAAACTTATATCTCGTGACTTCCTACGCCGTCAGATGCCGTTTTCATTTAACGCAACACAAGAAGAAGAAAAAGTTGATACAGAAGATTTGCGTGATGCAATGAAGCAGGCTATTGCCTCTTACGCTCAAGCAATTCCAGCACTTGCATCTCAAGGACAAAATCCTTCAGACATTTTATATAAATTATCAACTGTCATTAACGAACGCCAAAAGGGTACACCTATTGAGCAGGCGGTATCTGAGGCGTTTCAACCACAGAATCCCCCACCTGGCGCGATGATGACCCCTGAAGGTGTAAGTCCCGAACTTGTTGGGCAGGCAGGTGCGGTCCCCCCAGGTGAGGGGCAACTTCCAATGGGACTAAGTGAAACTGGTCGTATGCAAGGTGTGGCTCCAGGACAAATTGCACCAGGTGGTCGCCCAGATGTTCAATCGCTTTTAGCAAGTTTGACACAAAGAGGAGAACCTAATCTTCAGGCTTCCCTCGTTAGACGACTACCAGTTGCGTAAGGAGGTGACACATGAAGAAATCCCTAGCAGGAGGAAAGAAGCCTAAGAACCAAGGTTCAGCAGGCAAGGCTCCAACACAGAAACCAATGATGGCAAAGAAAGCATCATCAAAAGGTGGCAAGACATATTTCTCAAGCAATCCAAGCGGAACTCGCGGTTCACGCAGCAAGTAATTAATAAACCTGAGTAAGTTTTAAAACTGCTCATAACATTTTAAGCGCTCATATAGCGAGAGGTAATAATGGCAAAAGCAAAAGAAGAAAACTTTAAAGTATCTGCAACAGGCGGTGCAGGAACTAATGGACAACCTGCAAGTTATGTAGCAGGTATAGATAACGCACAAGATTTTTATGATATGCAAACAACCGCCAAAATGTCAGGAGAGAATCCTGCGGTTTTTTCAAAGATTAGAACTACAACACCAGAACCTAAGATTGATATGACTGGAATAGTTCAACTTGATGCACCAACACAATATCCAGAAGAGGGTGTTGATACTGGTGGAGTTATGGGACCAAGTGCAGGCGAAGAAGTTATGGCAGCACCTGCCATGCTTCGTGCACAAAACAGTCAAGATGTTGCACAGTTAGCAGCATATCTACCATTTTATGCCAAGATTGCTGAAAGCCCACAAGCATCAAATGCAATGCGTAATTGGTATCGTTATGTTCGTAGCCAGGTAGAGGGCGTATAGTGACTTGGTTTGATAACCTTGGTAAGATGGCAAAGTCTGCTGCTGATTTCACAGGAGTGCCAGGCTTATTTAAAGATTTAGCAACCTCTGGTAGCAACGATGACCCTTGGTATATAGACGGTGTTAATTTTGTAAAAAACACAGTTAAGGTAGCAACAACTCCAGTCCGTGCTGCAGTTGGCGGACTACTTGCTGCTGGTGAGGCTTCATACGAACTCGGTGGAAAAGTACGCCGTGAAGGTGTTGAAACTATCCTTGAACAACCATTTATGTATAACAAGTTCAAGGCTCCAGGTGAATCTTATACAGATTACACACTTCGTGTAGAGCGTGAAAAAGAAAACATTTCTTTAATGCAGGCTGGTTTATCAACCCTCTCTCCAGGGCGTACTGCTGGAGATAGTAGTGGTTGGTTCCAAAACTGGACTGATAACAACCTTAAATTTTTATCTGCTGGCTTTGATGTTTTTAATCAAGAGGACAGAGATACAGCATTTCGTGACCAATATACAGGAAAGTTTTTATCTGGTGTTGGTGATTTAGTAGCATCAACTGTTATTGACCCATTAACCTTTGCTGGTTTCTTAGGTAAAGGTGCAGTAATTGCTGCAAAGGCTCCAATGCTTGACCAGATACAGGGTAAAACAGCCCGTGCCGTATTTGGTAAGTTTGCTATGACAGAAGAAAAACTTGATAATGTCTTAAGTCAGGCATTAGACGGTAAAGGCGAAGCACTTGCCGATATTGATTTTCTTGCTAGAAGCAATGCTCGTGAACAATATGAGTACTGGAGAAAAAAGAAAGTAACAAATCCAGATGCTATGGCATATTTGTTTGGTAAGGCTGGAAGCCAAGAAGAAGTTGTAGATACTTTCCGCGCTGTTATGTATCGTGATACAAAGGCTATTTCAAAGATTAGTGCAAAAGATGAAGAAACAGCCTTAATCATGGATGCATTAAATGATGTACCACATCCTCACCGCCAATTCCTTGAAGGTAAAACAGACGGAGATTTAATTACATCACCAGAATACAATCGTACTACTGGTGGTTTTATTGCAAAGTTAACAGATGAAGCAAGTGATTCATACGATGAAAGATTTGCTACTTTATTAGCAGAAGTTCGTACTGGTGGACAATTAAAATATGGATTTAGTCGTGGACCTTGGGAAGGTAAACTTGCCGAAAAGTCAAAAAGGAAGGCTCAAGACACATTTGCTGAAGCAGATAGCGTAACTTTCCAAAAGACTAGCCTTCATCCAATAGTTAAAGTTGTTAACTTCTTTACTAAAGAAATGCCAAGTGGTGTATTCAATGTAAATGATGGTGATTCTTATATAGAGTTTAATGCCTTTTTGCGTGAGGCTAATGAATTATCTAAAGGTCGTTTTGGTGCTCAAGCAGCAAATTATGCTGACGAATATCTTGCATCTGTAACTCAAGGTGACCGTAATAGAATTATTCAACGGGCTGAAAAGGCTGCATTGTCTACACTGTTCCCAAATTATAGTGCAGACAATATAGATAAATTATATGCTATTTTTGATTATCGTAGGGCTTCAAGAATTAAACAACACCGCGACCAAGGCTTTGTTTCTTATATGGAAAATGGTCAAGTTGTAAATGCTATTGCTCCTATATTACAAAGAGAATCAGCAAACACAGTAATCATTGCAGATTTAAGAAAATTAAAATATGCGATTGATTCCCATGAGCGTGTATTACCAGGAATTTTAGATGGATTAGGTGTAGAAGATTTAACCCTAAGAACTCAAAAAGGTTTGTCTGCTCTTTCAACCATCAATGATATTTTTAAAACATCAGTACTTATGCGCCTTGGTTATACCGTGCGTAATATTACCGAAGCACAATTATCTATGTTGGCTAAAGGTTTTGCTCTACCAGCAATGGCTGCATCTGGCGGACAAGAAGCAGTTAAGCGTTTCTTTAACAACCGTAAAGTTGGCTTTAGTAGATTAATTGACCAAGTAAATGTTTCTGCTGGCAAAGTTGATGATGTCCGTGCCCTTGAATATGCTTTCCAATCAGAGGTAGATAAACTTCGTTCTATAGATATGAGCCGTAAGCAACTTGCTAAGGCTGTATCTACTCGTATCAAAGATATAGAAGAAGATAGATTTAAACTTCGTTTAACTGGCGAGGTTGGACCATTAACTGCAGAAGATGAGATACGCACACTTCGTGGTGTATTAGCAGACTTAGAGTCAGTAACTGTCTATCATGGTAGCCCAGAGGCTGCATTTAAATTAGATGAAGCAAGAGTTTTGGCTACATCAGCATCACCATCTATTGCTGCTCGTTATTCAACTGGCTTTACAATTCACTCTACAGAGAATTATTTACAAACACCATCAGGTCGCCCTGGTAAAATTACTGAAGTTTCTGAAAGCATTAAAGATGCTCGCAAGACTCTTGCTCAAGCACAAAAAAACCTTGAAACAGCACAAAAAGAAATACGCCGTAGTGGTGAAACACAATGGGATGTAAACCTATTACAACAAACCATTGATGAGCAAAAGACTATTATTAAGCGTGCTGGTGCCCGTGAGCGTAGTGCAGAACGCCGTGCTGCTACATTAGATGAGGCTTCAGATAGTTTATTAACTGACATGATTGCAGCCAAAAATGCTGGCAAAGAAGTTGAAATGCGTACACCTAAAGGTTGGAAAACGGTTGAATCTTTAGATTGGAAACAAATTCGTCTTGCCGAAGAAGGCGCTTTAGAGGTTACTCCAGATTTATTTCGCCGTTCAGTATTTCGTGTTAAAGGTACAATAAATAAACCAGTACCAGTTCGTGTATATGGCGATGCTCTATACATGACCAAATGGTCTGATGTTCCAGTAGAGTTGCGTGAGATTGCTTTTGGTGGCAAGGCTGCTAATTACAAAGAGTGGACTCGTAACAAAGGTTGGCAAAATCCAAATGACCCTGTTACAAAATACATGCGTGAAAATGGTTTTGGTCGTGCAGTTGTTCAAGACGATAACTTAGCAGGTGGAGTATCTAATATCGTTTTGCCAGAGGCTGTAGATAATGCTGGTCGTAAGCGTTCAGTAGAGCGTAGCATTACACAAATGCAAGAGCGTGCTGTTGCTCAGGCTGCTGAAGATTTACCAATTCTTGAGCAGCAAATGGCTACACCTAAACAACGCCGTCTTGCTAGAACTGCAGCCCGTAAAGCAGCCCGTAAAACAGAAACACCAATATCTCCTTACTATAATAAGGAAAATGTTGATGCAATGATTAACAATGGTGTTGAAGATGCTGCTGAAAATTTAGCAAAACTTTATACAATGTCACATGCTTATCTTGATGACATCTCAAGCAGATTAAATTCTCGTATAAGTATGGCTGAAACAAATGCTATTAAACAACGCACTGGTTATGGATATTTAGACATTGAAGCCAATGGCTATAAATACAATGTTCCTAATACCTTCCAAGATGCTACATGGTTTATGGGTCGCACCTCTGCTGAGGATACCTGGAACGCCATGATTGGTTCACAAGAGATGGCTTTTTCTACTGGCATTGGCGCTAGAACTGTTAGTAAATTAAAATCTAATGACCCAAAGTATTTTGAGGGTTGGTCAAATATTCTTAATTTACATTTCCGTGACCCTGAAACGGGAATTATAGACCCAATGGTTCGTAGAATTCTTGATGGTGAAACAGACCAAGATATTCTTAATTGGCTTACCCGCAGTAAAGATGGTCGCCTTTATGCTAACGACACATATACAACTCCACGCCAGGCTTATGGTTTAACAGCCTTACGCGGTGGCGAGTTAAATGAAGATTTATTAGAAAAAATTAATATTACTCGCGGTGCTGTAAAGTTATATATACCTGATGAAGAAACAGCGTTGTTCCTTAGTACAGTTCGCCCAGATGGTAGACCAGTTTCTGGTGCTGAATTACAGAATTACCTACGAGATAAATTTGGTTCAAACCCAGAAAACTTACCAGATATTAACGGACTACTTGTTACCACAAGTAAAGAGTATCGTGACCAAGAACGGTTAATTGATACCTTTAATCGCCGTGTTATGCGTTTTCTAGGTTCATTACCAGAAGATGTATTTGCTCGTCACCCATTGGCTTCAGCAACATATAATCGTCAGATTAGAATTAACATACAAAACATTGCTGATGCAAAGGGAACAGATAAGTTAACTGCAGAAGAAATTAATGCAGCCATTAAAGGTGCTAGAGAAGATTCTCGCCGTACAGTAGAACAAACATTATTTACTATTGTTCGCCGTACTCGTGCTTCATCAAGCCAGGTTATGCAATTAATGTTTCCGTTTTATGCAGCCTTTGAAAATACCGCTAAGCGTTGGTCAGGTATTGTTGCGGAAAATCCACAAGCAGTAGCAACTGCTGGTCGTACAATCGCTCAGATTGTTAATGGTCAAACTGTTGTTGACCAAGAGGGAAACCGTATTACAGATGCTAAGGAATTATCAGGTAATAGGTTTGCTAATTTAGTAGTTCAAGTTCCGCAAGGATTTATTGATTCACTACCACCTGCTTGGCAAGAAGTTGCTAACAATGCGTTTAAGTCTGTAAACATACCATTGTCATCTTTAGATGTTATTACCCAAGGTCAACCTGGTAACCCAGGATTTGGTCCTTATGCAGTACTACCAACATATTTAATTTTGCGTAATCGCCCTGAATTGGAAGAAGCGTTTAAACCTTTCTTTCCAGCAGGTATGCCACAGTCTGCAGTAGATTTATTTGCACCTGCTGCTTTCCGCCGTTTACGCTCTATGTATAGTCAAGATGAATTATATGTTCGTACATTTAATCAAATGCTGCGATATGAAGCATATAACTATAACTCTGGTCGTAGAACAGATGAGCCTACGCTAGAAGAAATTACAGATAAGACAAACAATTTTTTCAGGCTTCGTGCACTTTCATCATTGACTATGCCATTTGCAATTAGCCCTGAGATGGACTTCTACCAACAGACTTTCCGTCAGTTCTTAAATCAATATGGACCTGGTGAGGCTGAGGCTAAGTTTCTTGAGATGTATCCAGATTATTTTGAGGCTACAGTAAGTCTTTCTAAATCACCTGGAAGTCTTGAGTCTAACATGGCTACAGTTAAAAACCTAAAGAAGTTCCGTGGACTTATGGCAGAGGCTGAATCCTCTGACAATCCAGAACTTATTGGATTCCTTGCTAATGATTTTGATGGTCAGTACACATTTAGCCAGGCAGCATATCAATGGCAATATCGTCAAGGTGCATATCCTGGTTCTAAAAACACTTATCGTCAAAACCGTAGTCCAGAAGAACTATTGCGTGATGCAAACATCAAGCGTGGTTGGACAGAGTTTAATTCATTAATGGGTCAAATTAATACATATAAAATACAAAACGGTATTGTTGCTGATAATGACCCTCGTATGGATGTTATTAATGGTGCAAAGCAATTATGGGTTCGTTCTCAATCCGAAGGCAACTTTGATTGGTATTCAGAGTATATATCTCCAGACAGAGGTAAATATGAACGCCGTGCTATTGTATTAAAGAAGGCTTTATCTGATAAAAGTTGGATGGCTCAAAATGGTGAGCGCCCAGTAGTTAAGGCTATGGCAGTATATCTTGACTTGCGTGACCAAATGGCATCATTGCTAAAACAGCGTGATAGGGCAGGTGGTTCACAAACACTTAGCGCAAAGAGTAATGGTGATTTGGCTTATGCCTTTGAGCAAGTCAGACAACAACTTATTGCAGAAAGTCCTGAGTTTGAACAATTCCTAAATCGTTATTTCATAAATGATACGGTGGTAGTCTAATGACAGAAAAAGATAATAAACCAAAAACCCAATCTGGTACTCCTGCGGGAACTGGTACTGGAACTAAAGGCGGAGTTAATTTAGAAGATTTAATTAAGTCTTATGCTTCAATGGGTGGAGTTGTTAACGAAGGTCCTACTACACAAGATGCTGAAGCAGCAGTTCAAAGTATCTATAATAGAATCTTTGGTCGTAACGCCGTAGGTGCAGAACGCACAAAGGCTATTAGTATATTTTTAAATCAACCTGCTGGAGTAGATGTTGCTGGTCGCCAACAGGCTGTTATCTCTGTGGTTGAAGAAACACCTGAGTTTCGCAAGCGCCAAGAAAATAACTACTTGGATGCTATCTATAACAAAGTATTACAAAATGTTAGAGGAGCGCAAATATAATGGCAGTCGGAGCACCTGGCGGTAGACTTACAGAACTACAAAGAGAAGGTCTTAAACTAGAGGAACAAAGAAAAGTATTAAATAAACTTCCTTTAAATAGCACCAAGTATAAAGAAGCAAAAAAAGTTTTTGATTCTATTCAAGCCAGAATTACTACACTTGAGCAACAAGAAAGACAAAAGAGTAATGCTAAGATTGCACAAGATAGAAAGAAACTTCAAGAAGCATTAACCCGTGCTCAACAGTATGGTACTGCGGACCAAGTTACAGAAGCGCAAAATGCTCTTGATAAATTTAATGGTGTTAGTACAAACCAGGAATTTCAAGAACCTCGTTTTGGTCCTGGTGGAGAAAGTATTAGACCAGGTACTCCTGAGTATGAAACTGCTTCAACTACTAGACCAACAGTTACGCCTACTCCAACACCTGCTTCTACAACAACACCAACACCAAGAACTGGTGGCAAAGTTTCAACACCTACTGCAACTGCAGAAGATAAAAAAGGTTTGTGGGTTTCATACCTAAGAACAGTATTTTCTACACTTGATGATAAGACCCAAAAGTCTGAAATAGATAGAATCTTTGATACTGCTATCAAGCAAAAGTGGGATGAAAAAACCTTTATGGAAGCCCTTGAGGGCACCTTATGGTGGCGTACAAATTCCCCTAGCCTTATTCAGTTTTTCCTAGAAAGCAATGACCCTCGTAAAGCGGGCATGTTTGCGGAAAAAGTTAGAAACCAAGTAGATGGCGTTGCTAGAAAAATGGAAACACTTGGTGTTTCACCTCGTACTGTTGACCCATTAACTGGTAAAGTTGTTGACAATACAGAATATATGAAGGGTATTGCTTTACAGGCGATACAAAACAACTGGAGTGATGCACAGTTAGATAGTTACTTATCCACTAAAAGTGATTTAATATTTACAGGTGGCGGTGCTATCGGTTCTTTTCTTGACCGTGTTAATCAAACCGCATACCTATATGGAATTAACCTAGATAATAATTTAAAAAAGGCTATTAATACATCTTTACTTGACCCATTAGATGGTAGAGATGCACAGTACTGGATTAATAGTGTTAAACAAATGGCTATAGATGCTCCACAAAATAAACCATTTGCTGAATCATTAAAGGCTGGTAAGAGTCTATATGAAGTAACTGCTAACTACCGTAATCAAATGGCTAACCTACTTGAAGTAGATGGTTCAAACATTACATGGGATGACCTTATGAATAAGGTTATTGTTGGAGATACTGGTAATGCTAGAACATTTGCAGACTTTAACAAGGCTTTAAAGCAAGACCCACTATGGCAATACACTAGAAACGCAAAGGAAACCTATAGCAATATGGCACTTGACCTCGGCAGAACCTTTGGATTTGTGAGTTAATAATGGTTGACGAACGCGATAAGATTAGACAAATGAGGGGACTACCCCCAGTAACTAAGACAACTACACCTGCTGCCAATGACCCATTTTTTGGCGCAACTAGAAAAGATGTTACCGTTGATGGTGTTACATATAAAGGCGCTATAGATATAGGAACTGCAAGACCGCCTGCTGCTACTGAAATAGGCATGGTTTCTCCTATTAGTGGATTAAGTATTAGTGGCACAGAACGCAATGCTGTTAAAGAAGCAGAGGCTAGAGCAATAGGTTATACTCCAGAATACATTGCTTCTCGTGGCGGTATTAACGCCCAAGGTTATTTCAATGACACACCTTTATCTGGGCAATTAACTGCCGAGGAACGCAGAAGTGTAACCCTACCAAATGGCAATATTAATACTGCGGGTATGGCTCAGATTCTTCAAAAAAAACAAATTGATGAACTTGTAAAACAGGGCGTATCTTTAGCAGATGCTACTTCTAGGATTTCTGCACAGTATGGAAAGTTTGGTGTTCCATTAGTTTCAACTGGTACTGGCGGATATGATGCTAGTGGTAAGCCAGTTTCGGGTGGACAGTTTGATTCTAATGGTAATTTTGTAGGTTCATCTACACCCTCTACTCCAACTATGCCACAAACCCCTGCATCTACATTAACCACTGCACAAAGAACAGCAGTTGAAGAATTTAGAGCAGCATTAACTGAGATGGGTTTAGCAGATTTAGCAGATACTATTGATGGTTTTATTAAACAAGATTTTACAGCATCTAAAATTAAATTAGAATTACCTAAGACAGATGCTTACAAGTCCCGCTTTCCTGGTATGGAGTCCCTTAGAAATCAAGGTATTGCTATAAATGAAAGCACTTATATTTCTAATGAGCGTGGATATTTACAGACTTTGCGTGCCTATGGATTAGACGAAGCAATTCTTGGAAGCCGTAAATCTCTTGGTACATACATATCTAACTTAGTTGCTCCTAGAGAATTTGAAGAGCGAGTAAACCTTGCCGTTACAAGAGTTAATGAAAACCCAGAAGTTCTTAGCACTTTTAAATCTTTTTATCCAGAGGCTGACAAGAATAGCGTTGCTGCATATCTTCTTAATCCAACAGCAGGTATGGCTATTATTAAGAAACAAGTTCGTACTGCAGAAATTGGTGCTGCTGCTACTGCTGCAGGATTTAATAATACAATGATGAATATTGATTATGCTCAAGGTCTTGTACCAGCAACTGGTGAGAAAACCTATAATACAATTAGAGCAGAGTTCCAGAGAGCAAAACAACTATCTGATAATCAACGCCGTCTAGCACAAATTGAAGGTCAAGCATATTCAGACCTTGAAGCAATCGGTGGAGTTGTCGGTGGCGAAGCAGAAAAATTATTACAATCACAACGCAGGGCATCCCGTGAAGCAGCACGCTTCTCTCAAAGAGGTGGCATTACTAGCACAAGCCTTGCATCACAAATAACTATATAGAATCCCCACCCTGACCAACCAGCCCAGGGGGGCGTAAAAGTCTGGTAGCAATAGCCGTAATAGTTTCCCCGAACTTATACGAGGATTGCGAATACAACTAATAGAAAAGGGAGAAGGTAGATGGCTACCAATTACTACGATGACGATGAAGATGAGGACACAACAACTGATGTTGTTGGTCAACTCCGAAAGGTCAACCGCACACTTGAAAAGCGTGCAAAAGAACTAGAACAGGAGTTGGCAGGTCTTAAGACACAGACTCGTCAGCGTACTGTCAAGGATGTACTACAGGCAAAGGGATTAAATCCAAAGATTGCTGCATTTATACCACAAGATATTGATACCTCTGAGGAGGCTATTAATAATTGGGTTAATGAATATGGTGATGTATTTGGAATCCAAGCCCCAACTGAAGAAAAGCCTGCAGAAAAAAGTCCAGAGATTAAAGCACAGGCAAGAATCAATAACATGGTCGCAACTGGCACTCCGCCAGATATTGACGAAGATGCTTTTGCAAAGATTGCTTCTGCTAAATCTAAAGAGGACTTAGACATACTCCTTGGTTTAAATTAATCCATTTAATATCAACCAATTCACCAGGAGGTGAACCCTAATGCCTAATGCATATACCGATGTAACGGCTCTAGGTGGTCTAGTAAAGACCGCTTATGACCGCTATGTGGAATTTGCTCTTCGTGCACAGCCGATGATTCGTGCTGTAGCCGATAAGAAGCCTGTACAACAGGCTATGCCAGGGTCATCCGTTGTATTCTCACTTTACAACGATTTGGCTGCTGCTACTTCTACACTCGCAGAAACAACTGACCCAGATGCAGTTGCACTAAGTGATGTTGATACCGTTTCAGTTACTCTTAACGAATACGGTAACGCTTCACTTGTAACAC